TTAAGTTTTAAGATCCCCATGATATAGAATAAGACAGAACATGTCTACGAGAAACTTTGATTCGCGTGTGATTGTGGAGCGATTACAGAATCGTAATCATGCCAAACATGTCTATGAACAACGAGCCCGTGGCCAGCCTCTGTTACAAAATCCACAAACAGCCAATGGAAATGCCTCCATGGCAACACTGTATCAGGACGGAACACAGACAGTATATAATAAAGGCCTTATTGGAGGAGCATACAGCAGTCAACTGGGTGGACCCTATGGAGTTCCAAACTATATTCTTCCTCCTAGGGGGACGATTCCAGGAATTCCAGAAATTTTAACCGTGGCATCGGGGGATCAGAGTTTAACCGTATTTTTTGTGCCAAATGCCAATGATGGTGGATTACCTGTAACCTATTATGACTATTCTGTAAATAATGGTATAACCTATACGGCTATCGATACTACAACGAGTCCAATCACGATCAATGGGTTACTAAATGGCGTGATTTATACCGTTCTCTTGAGGGCATGGAACGAGTTGGGTCCAAGTTATCCATCCGCCGGCGTTCAAGGAACGCCTTCCACCACTCCCGATGCGCCAACCAATTTGTCGATTACTTCCGGAAATCAACAACTAAGTGTATCATTTACAGCAGCTCAGAATGGTGGATCGCCTATTACGAATTATCAATATTCCATTAATAATGGATCCTCCTATACTTCTGTTTCACCATCACAGACAACGAGCCCCATTTTAATCACAGGCCTAGTCAATGGAACAACCTATTCGATCAAGATTCGCGCAGTGAATGCGATTGGTGCGGGAACAGAGTCAAATACGATAACGGGGGTACCTGCTAATCTTCCCTCTGCTCCAACCATTTTGTCAAGTTTATCCGCGGATCAAAGTGTATATCTGTATATTACCGCTGGATCTTCAGGTGGATCTCCCATTACGAATTATGAATATACATTGGATGGCTCATCATGGACGGCTCTGTCGCCAGCAGATGCCTTAACGCCGATTAAGATCGGCGGATTAACGAATGATACTGTATATACGATTCAGGTTCGTTCCTATACAGACATTGGTGTAAGCCCAGCATCGAATTCTGTATCTGTTACTCCACAGGCTGGATCCGTTCCTACTGCTGCACTGTATTTTGATCCAGATAATACTTCCAGTTATTCGGGCTCTGGATCAACTCTGTCAAATATTGGATCCTTTGGAGCATTGAATGGAACCAAATCTGCAGGAGTATCCTATGTGACAGGAACGGGTATTTCAAGAAATGTGTTTAATTTCAATGGGTCGGATTATGTATCCTTTGGTCAGTATCAATTTGGAACAACCTTTACTGTATCAGGCTGGGTATATCCTCGTAATAAGTCATCGATTAACAGTTTAATCGCGAATGTGGGTGCGAATCAATCGCCTTCTGGATTTAAATTTGGATGGAATAATTGGAATGCGAATAACTTGACAATGATCTATGAGGGTGGAAATGGTTCATCAGGCAATTCACAGGCTTCAATCGCGAATACAGTCGTCTACGATCAATGGCAACATTTGACCTATATCATTGATGTTACCAATCGATTGGTATTTTTTCTACGAAATGGTGTTCCTGTGGATACGGCTGGTTATTCAAACAATCAGATTGTAGCAAATGTTGGAACAAATAATGTCGCATTTCGTATCGGAACCTTTACGGATGGTTCCTATGGTATGAATGCTCAATTAGGCTATTTGAAGGTTTATGCGGGAATCCGAACCGTATCTGAGATTGAAGCCGAATTCAACGCTTCCAAGAGTTCATTTGGATTATAAGAACCGATGTAAAGATAAACGATTTTATACACCGATAATAAGAATCAGTCGAATGAGTTCACTTTTGTCATTTAAGACACCCACATCGATATCGTCCATTTATCAGTCGTTTGCTGCATCAAAGGCAAAGGATAAGGTGGATATGATTCTGGAGCCATTACAAGCGATGGTCCAATTGGCCCTATTGAGTATATGTCCGATTGGAACAAAATTGCGTATTCAGGAGAATATATTACATTTACAATCACCCACCATTATTCAACCCCTAGCCAGATGGTATTATTCCGATAAAAAAGACGATGTTTACTTTCTGTATGGCGTGATCAAGCGTTATATCAAATGGTATAATCCACAGATCAATAAGAAGAGCCCAGTGAAACAAGAACTATATGATTTGATTACATCGATGGCGATTAATGGATTAAACAATTTATTTAAAACGTATAGTTCATCGGATTCTAATACAGTGATTCATGTGATTCAAATGTATAAGAATCTACTCGAGTTTAATAATGATAAGATTATGGCAGATGAGTATTTGATGGATGTAGAAAAGAATAAAATTAATATTGATGAAGTCTTTGAGAGTATTATTCATATTTATGAACCCATTTTTTTGAATATGTTGGAAAATATGTTGGAATTGGTGAAAGCAGAAGAGAATGAATTGAATCGAATTTATATGATGGATGGATTGAATTTAATTCTTTATAAAATCACAAAAGCGATTCAGGATTGGATCAAAGTGAATTTGACATTATAAGAGGGTATGGGTATCCATGTATTTTGTGATTTTATTAATGAAGTATTTTTTGGGGTCATATTCAGATAAATAAGAGCATATGGTTTTATTAGGTTCATAAATACATTTTGTTCGAATATGGTAATAAGTGTGAGGGGTATCATAAATAATAATACTCACGTATTCATTTCCTAGAAAGGTGCGTGGATACGAGTAATAAGGTGTAGGGAATGGATGATACAGCAGTAAGTAAGAGGGATCAGATCGACCTGGCCATTTGATACGACACACTTGGTAGGGTGCAAAGAGTTCAATCTTTAAAGATGCAGTTAAAGAACATAGTGTTACGTATACAATACGTTCTTTATAAGTAAGGAATTGTTTAATATGATTTAATATATCCATTGGAACTGTGATCATATGGTTCATTATTTAATGACGTCTATTTGATTTACGCTTTCGAGATGCTTTATGTTTACGAGATGCTTTATGTTTACGAGATGCTTTACGCTTTCGAGATACTTTATTCTTTCGGCGTCGACTTCCTCCACTCAGACACGAACGCGACAGCGACGCCTGAGGTGTCTGGATCATTAATGGGCGACTACCCGCTGAAATAACTGTATTGCTGTAGGAAGCCGTCGGAATTTCAGCACGGATATCAGGCGCTCCTTGAGGACCTCCCCCTCTCAGATTTAATGGATTCGGACGATTTGCTTCACAGGGTGGGTGTGATATGTCTGCTAGACCTTTTAGTGGGGCTCCATTCAAATCAATTTGATAGTGACCACCCCTCTGAACTTCGGGAAGAGGCATGCCTGGGGCACAGAGTTGGGAACCTCCACTCATTCCGGGCAAACCATCACGAGACATATAGGATAACATTCCGGGTCGCTGAGCGGCTACGCAATCAGGGCCAATTAAGTTACGACCAACGACAAGATTGCCCGCACTAACGACAGAAGGTCCCATGGAGTAACTACCACCATGAGACCGTGTTTTACGTTTATGGCGTCTATGACGCTTATGACTGTGTTTAGGCATTTCTAATTAGGGGCACGCGAATAGATTAGGCTGAACTTTGAATATGGTGGAAAAAGGACTGTGTAGTAATCGGCGTATCTGTGGGCAAAATCTTTACAATTTGATATTTTTTGAAGGAATCGTTCCAAGAAACCTCAACAGGAATACCTTGTGATGGGGAAGAAGACGAAAAATGAGAACGAAGAGATTGCGATAAGTCGAGCGTCGAAATGGAGGCTAGACCTAGATTTCCACCTTCTTGGGATTGAAGTGAATAAATATCAGGTAATACCATTTTTGTATAAGGTGAACAATAAGCGCATAATGTGCTCATGACTTCTGTATTTCGCTTGAGTTGCGGTGCCACATAGGACAGAGATTCATGGACGGTTACTACATCTTTCCAAAACCATCTCGATTGTCCCGCATGATCGGGTTGTATGATCCAATAAATAGCGAAATCATAGTGATGTGGCCAATCTTCTAAGCAGATGGGTGTTACGATACGTGGCGTAAACGCAAGAAGCGGTTGTTCGGTGGGGATACGATTCCACAATTCAGATAATTTCTCCCATCGTTTGGAAAAGGTAAGTGTAGACCAGATGGGTTTACCCTGATCGATCAAAAGGTCTTCAATCTGCAAAACGGATTCACTCGGAAGGAGATTTGCGAGACAAACAATCGGCCCCTTTTCACAAAAGAGAGGTGGAAGAACCCATCGGAAGGTCATTCCCTCTTGACGATCGGGATACCAAATACAGGGTGGAAAGTCCTCCATAAAAATAAGAAACCCTACAGGGCGCTTATCAAACTTAGGCCATACCCATATCGTAGACCCCTGAAAGGCTGATTTTGCCCGATGATAGGGCATATGAACTTCCATACGATCTCTCAAAAATGGATAGGTGCGTGAGAGAGATTCAATCGCCGAGATATGAGCCGTATCTAGGCGACGGAATCGTGCTAACTTTTTCTGATCTATGGAATGTGTTGTATGAGACATGATATCAAATGATATAATTCAATTCTATCTATAACTAGATAATCGTCTTTAGGTTTTGTGCCATTTAGATTTGTGCCATTTAGATTTGTGCCATTTAGATTTGTGCCATTTAGATTTTCTTTGAACAATTGATCACGAACATGATATCATCATATCGACCCTTTACCTCTCTGCGATCATATACCTCAATAAACGGCTTCAGTTCATCAGGAGTTGCTTCCCGTAGAGTATCAATCCAATCAATACTTTGAACATCTTCTACCACCATAATACCATCTTCCTTCATCAACTTCGAATACTGTTTAATAAAGGTAACCATGGATTCAATGGTATGTGGACCATCATCCACCAAGATATCAAACTTCATTCGCTTACTCAGAAACGTATTCACAAAGAAGGATTGCTGATACGCATCACATTGAGTATGAAGATGAATTCGTGGATGAGGCACCAACATCGGATTTACACCCGTCATGGGGATAATATCCAGCGCATGAACCTGTGCATTTGGAAAATATCCAGCCCACATCAAAATACTACCACCATTTGGCATGTAAGGGCCAATACCAATTTCTAATACATGAGTGGCTGTATCCCTCTTGGATTGAAATAATTTCTCATAGACTTCAATGTAAGAATGCCATGTATTCTTATCTGTCAATGCGTCGTCACAATATGCTGCCAACATGATGCTGTCTCATGATATCCACTTACGTTTTAGGTGCTGTTTAAAAAGATGAAAAGTTAGTAGCATCAAAATGGTCATTTGCAAAGACGCCCTCCATGAATTCTCCACCATTATGAATCATTTCAGGATTCATCATTGAACCAGAGGATCCTCCAGATACTTCGCTTGCAACGCCGGACTGTACCGCAATGGAAGTATGCTGTTGAGCAGGGGATGGACGATAAGCACGCTCGGGATGACGAAGATTTTCAGGGATCATAGAACTTTCTTGTGACCCTTGGTAAGGATCATTCGCCTGTGGAGGGCCATACACAATGGTTTCATCGGATGGAGACTCTTGAGAGGGGGGTGATGGACCGGAAGAGGATACATTTCGTTCAGGATAGACGGGGGCTTGGCGAACAAGTAGGGGAGCAGGAGCCGGAACCGAAGAAATTGCAGCCTGAAAGGGTTCCATTTCAGGGGAAATATCAAGTGGTCCAAAAATTTGATCTCTGAAATAAAGATAGACAGCAAAACCAATAATTAGAATACCAAATAAATAGACAGGAGGATGCATTCTTCTTTTTGGTCTCGTGAAAATCATATGGTGACGATCGCACGATTTTTATCCAACGAGCCGTGATATCCTCCCCTTCCATGACCTCCTCGTGCTCCTCTTCCCCCTCTGCCTCCTCTGCCACCTCTTCCTCCTCTGCCTCCATATCCCCTTCGTTCATATGATATATGATGGTCAGCCATCGGTTCTACACTATGTGTTTGTAACTGCTTCTGTACATGCACGGGTACCATCGGATTTGAAAGGATCCTCTGTATTTGTGACCATTGATTGTCTACAGTTTCATCATCCGATTCATAGATACATTGTAACCATGATCCCAATTGCTGAATCCGAATTCCATTTATATCATAAAGAATATGATATGGAATGGTTCTAACTTCTAACAGGTCCTCTCCTACCCAATCAGATCGCATGGATTTGACAGTATACATAATATACTCTTGAAAGATGTCCTGTGCAATATATTGATAGGTATAAGAGATATCCTCATTTTCTAGTAAGAACCAATCTACTCCATGATAATACCGGATCGTAGAGCAGTTTGGGGGAAGTAATCGATCCGTTTTCCAAATAAAAATTGAAGGCATGCGAATCAAATAATTAATAATAAGATCGCCAACAGTATTTAAGCATCGTTGTAGGTTATTCGAATAAAGATGCCATCCACTGTATCCACTGTATTATTAACAGTAAAGGGTGAATGTCGCAAGGCAAATTTATCTCTTGGTCCAGGAGGTCAATTGGAGATTGAACAAATTCAAAAGTATTTGAAGAAGAAAGAGGAGCCTGAGGAGGTGGCGGTCTATGATACAGATGATCGTCGAATTTCTATCTTTGGATATAAAAAGGGGAAAAAGGGCTCAGAAAATAAGACAGAATTGCCCTTTCCGCATACAGAAACTGTCCTATATGGAGACGCATTGGTGATTGTCTCATTAGATACATGGAAACAACCCCTCCCATTTACAACAGATCAGTGGACAACGTTTTATCAACAGGGAATGGGAGGAGATGAGAGAGAAGAAGATGAAGAGGAGGAGGACAAGGAAGAAGAAGAAAAGGATGAAGAGGAGGAAGATGAGGAGAAGGACGATGAAGATAAAGAAGAAGAGGATGAATTCCCTGAATTGGTAGAAGAAGATGAACTTGAGCCTGAACCTGAACCCATTAAAAAACCGAAGCGAACTTCCGCCTATCAAAAACTTGATCCAAGCGCTCTGAAGCAGGAAATTGCATTTGATCAGGCTCCTGAAAATAATCCACTACGTCTTATGTGTCTGAAGAGTCTTAACTTCTTGGAAGAGGAGTCATTTACCCCTGATCAAATTCGAGAGTTAGAGCGAGCCATCTTTGAAGTCACCTTTACACATGCTCAACGAACCTATATTCCACTGAATTGGCGATCTCCTATCTTTTGTGAAGCCTATCGTCAGACACTTCGAATGGTATTTAGCAATATTCATCCGAAAAGTCCAGTCAATAATCAACGTCTTCTTCGACGTGTAAAAGACGGGGAATTTCCATTATCGGAACTTCCTTCTCTCACCTCTTATGAAATGTATCCTGAGAACTGGTTTGCTCTGAAGGATAAACTCCTTCAACGTGAACAAAAAATCTTGGAAGGAAACAAAAGTCGCGCTACCGATCAATTCAAATGTCGCCGTTGTCAAAAGCGTGAATGCACCTATTATGAACTTCAAACGCGCTCGGCAGACGAGCCAATGACCATCTTTATCACTTGTTTGAATTGCGGAAAGGAGTGGCGTCAGGGTGGTTAATTTGTTCAAGAAAGGAGCGCTCAATGCACTCTTGTTGATAAATCCATCTTGAATCATAAAGAGGCATTGTCATTGTCATTGCCTCTTCTGGAAAATAATGAATATCATGTCTTTGCTCTTTCTGAATTGGATAATGTAATTGAAACTGATCGAGTTCTTTTTTATAGAAAAAGGCCATTTGCTGGCGATAATACCATTCACCCGAAACAATCCCTCTTGAAGGTAGATAGAGATCATACCACAGAGATCCATTGATCCATTTTTCACAGACAAGGTAATTTCGAATTAACCATTCATCCTTTCGTCCATAACCTGCCTCTACCATTCGATTATAGAAACAATAATCACCCATAGGAAAGATCCAATCGATTTTTTTAGAGAATTGTCGATGAATGGACGGATCAGAGGGAGGACCCGATAGATAATGAATACGTTGTAACGATGGAAAGTATTTCTTATTAAGAATGGACGAAATGGAGGTCGGAGCACAGTGAATAACAGATAATTGTTCCACATGTGGCATATGAAATAGAGAAGGAAGGCTAAAATGAGAATTCAATCGATAGAATACTAAATGTCGACTGGATTCCATATATCGCAAAAAAGAGGGATACAGGGGAACGACCATTGTAACAGACTAATAGATATTATTTTGTAATAATTTTAAGTTGGATGCCCATATGTTTTTGTATAATCGATTGTTGTGCAGAGGATGGTAATAGATGACGTGCCTCGATACTTTTAAAGGTGTGCTTAGGAAAGTTACAGAGTTGGTCTGCCTTCTCTTGATTCAATTTCAATTCCATTCTCTTACGGATGAGATTTTGTAGAGATTCAGATGATACCTGCTTCTTGGGTGCCTCCGCATAATCCATTGCATCCACCTTTGCCATGCGAATGCGTTCGTTTCGCTGACCATCTCTCACTTCCAGACCACCCGAACGCGCTTGCGATAATTCGCTTTCACGCTTCGTTGAACGGCGCTTTAATACGACAGTGGTCCAATCTTGATGATCCATATTATAGGGTAAAAGAGGGATGAACTTTAAATCCATGTTATGATTAAAGAGGAGGGATGTTAAGAGCGTCATATATGCTTGAAAGAAGTAATATACCGATTACATATTCTATATTACACGACATTGAATATCGCAATCTGAAAGCAATGATAAAAAAACAGGAAAAGGGGCGAAGAAAGGCGTTTACGGAAACAAATCGCAGAGTTCAGTCCAAATCAAAGGAGTTTACTGCGTTCCCTTTTTTGTTATTTTTTACAGAATAAGAAGATCAGACAATCTCCAATATTCATATGAACCATTTGGAAGAGGGCGTTTAATGATAAATGGGAGACGTTTTTGCTCAAGTTCCATACGAGCGATATCTCTTACATCGGTTACATGCTTAGGGATCACAATGTAAGGAACTGCTCCCTTACTTAACTGATTTGCCCTCAATCCGATAATTTTAGTTCGTTCATAATTCGTAAGAAAGGGGTATGTTTTATGATTTGGATCCTTCTTATCGCCCATAGACGGCAAGACAGAGACTTGTAACTTTGGGATGACCTGTTCCACATATTCAAGATTGCACTCAGGATGCTGTTGATATAATTTTTTGAGTTCAGGTTTCATTTCCGCCGTCGCATGCTCTTCTTCCTCAAATTCCTCCTCTTCATACTCCTCGTCCCACTCCAAATCATCTACATCTGCTCCATCATTTTCATAAGCCTCCATTTTGCCTTCTATAAGCCGTTTCTGATTTAATTTTAGATTCCTTTTATGATCTTTCAATTTTATTTGATAGATCGTATTTTGATTTTCGCTTTCCGCACTATATAAAGCATATGAACCATTCATGAGGCATATGTCTGAATCTGCATTACCTCAAACTGAATTACGTCATTATGAATCCTTTGATGATATGGGATTGCAAGAGAATCTAACACGTGGTGTATATACTTATGGTTTTGAACAGCCCTCTAATATCCAACAATTGGCAATTGTTCCTATGAGCCAACATACAGATATTCTTGCCCAGGCTCAATCGGGAACAGGAAAAACAGGTGCATTTACCATTGGATCTCTAAGTGTAGTGGATTCGGATTGTAAATTTCCTCAGGTTCTTGTTCTTTGTCCGACACGCGAACTTTCTCAACAGACGGAACGTGTTGCTCGGGCACTTGGTCAATATATGAATCTTCGTGTGCTCTCTGCAACGGGTGGTAATCATATTCGCAATGATATCCTTGCGCTCAAGAGTGGCGTGCATTTTGTGGTAGGAACACCGGGTCGTGTATATGATTTGATCCGTCGCGGTGAACTAGTATTGGATCATATGAAATATGTGATCTTGGACGAAGCCGATCAGATGCTCGAAGAACTGTTCGCAGAACAGATTCGCGCCATTTTAGATTATAAGTTTCCTTCCTCCACTCACCTCGCACTTTTCTCTGCAACGATGCCTGAAAATGTTCTGGAAATTGCTGAAATGTATTTGAGCAAACCCGTTCGTATTCTTCTCCCTCAAGACGAAGTGACTCTTGAGGGTATCAAACAGTATTATGTGGATCTTGGTGATCGGGAAGATTGGAAATTGTCTGTTCTTTTGGATCTTTACCAACATGTGAAAGTGAATCAAGCACTGATTTATGTAAATAAGCGTCAAAAAGCAGAATGGTTGGCAAAACAACTGGATTCTCAGGGGTTTACCTTGGAGTACATTCATGGAGATATGGAAGTATCTGAGCGAAAGAAGCGAATGGATGATTTCCGTTCGGGAACCGTTCGTGTATTAATTAGCACTGACTTACTGGCTCGTGGAATTGACGTTCAGCAGGTTTCATTGGTTATTAATTATGAACTTCCTGTTCAACGGGAAAATTATGTGCATCGTATTGGTCGTTCAGGTCGTTATGGTAAAAAAGGTGTTTCTATTAACTTGGTAACCACCGATGAAATAAATACCATGAAGGAGATCGAGACGCACTATTCGACTACTATTCTCCCATTGCCCGATGACTTGTCAGTGATCTCTGTATCATAAATGGTGTTCATCTATTTTGACAAGAAAGAACCGATCGATTCTTGTCAAAATTATATTCTACATACACCATAATTCCTATCATGCCTCGCGCACATCATGCCGACAGGTAGGACAACGAACATTTTCCTGAAACCATCGATCAATGCATTCACGATGAAAACAATGCGAACACGCTAAAATGGTTCGCGTCTCTTGACCGGCCTCCATGGGATCTTGACAGATCGAGCAATTCTCATTATGAGAAATATCAGAGCAATAGACGTACGTATTTTGTGCTAATTGTTCTTCTGTCGGGCGAACAATAACAGGTCTTAATAAATCAGAGGAGAGTTGACTGAGTGTCTGTAGAATATCTGGACTCTGTGAAGAATAGACAGAATAGTAATTTGTTAAATCAAGAGGCATAGAAATACGAAAACGATTGACAGGCGGACGAGAAATGGGATTAAGAACGGATCGTCTTTGAAAAAGGGCTCGTAATAACTGTTCTGCTTCATTCTGAGAGGAGGAGGTAGAAGAAGTAGACTGTGATGGAGGAGGATCAACCGATTCATTTGGTGGAGAAGTCGTAGCAGAATATGCGGTTGAGGATTGCTGAAATTCATAGGGTTGTTTTGAATCCGACTCGGAAGAGGGCGATGATTCTGAAGAGAGCGATGAATCGGCTAACAAAGGGGGTGCAGAAGGGCGAAAGGATCTAGATTCGTATAACTGTCTTCCATATTCATAGGGGCTCCTTTGAGCCGTTTGAACAATATATCCTAATACATCTTGGACACTTTGAAACCGCTCATGATGGTATAAGAGATCTGGAAAGTGATGATGAAGATCATTTAATAAGATACTTCCATACGGATTTTCCATTTTTAGAGGTTGTCTAAAAAAAGATCACTGCTACTTAAGTCCTATTCTCTTTTCAGAGATAGTATGGATTCACCCGCACAACAAACACCACCAGAAGAAAAACCCGAATGGAAGGGTGTAGTTGGGATTCAAAATATGGGAAACACATGTTACTGTAACACGACTCTGCAATTAATTCGCGCTTGCCCTGAATGGACTGTATTTTGTTTAACCCACCCACTACTGGATCGTGTAAAGCATTTACCTGAAGAGGATCCCAACCGCCGTATTCTTTTAGCCTATCAAGATATTCTATCCTCCCTGTGGTCGGCCCATCGTCCTGCCTATGTACGTCCCATTGGATTCTTAAACGAAGTAAGAAAAGCAGTTATGGGAACCCCCTATGAAATGTTTGGTATTCCCGTTCCAAACGATAGCCACGAATATTTGGTTTATTTGTTAGACCATTTTCACGAGGCAATGAAGACAAGTGCCGCATGGTCTGAAGAGCCCATAAAAGAGGAGTGGACCCCCGACGAGAAAATGAGAAAGATGGCAGAAAATGGGTGGAATCGCTATCTGTCTAAAAATAATAGTCCGATTGTCTATTTCTTCTTTGGCATGCTAAGAAAGACAATCCAGTGTACAACGTGTCAAACATCAACCTATCAATGGGAAGTGTTTAATTCGTTAAAGGTGCCCTGTGAGGGGCAAACGTTTTATGAATGGATCGAAAAGGAGACAAATGACCGTTCTGAAATTGAGGGATATCGATGCGAAACATGTAAGGAGAAACGATTGGCAAAATTATCCTCACATCTTTGGCAATTGCCGCCTCATTTATTTATGACACTACGTCGTTTTCATTTTAATGGACAGAAGAATATGACACCCTGTCCGTATCAGGGTCAACATCTTCAATTTACACCATTTTTTGCACCTGAATCTACACATGAATCAAAAAATTGGACCTATGAAATACGTGGTGTATCTGATCACCATGGCTCGCATATGGGCGGGCATTATACTGCGCAATTCAAACACCCGCTAACTGGCGAATGGTGGGCCATGGATGATCAAGTTGCTCATCCGCTTCCCTCTCCGCAATTTAATGCTTCCAATTATATTTTTTATTTTCGTCGCACCAATTCATAATATATGATTAACCAAATAAAATAATACCACGTTTCATTTGAAAATATGCAGTCAACCAACCAAAACGATCCCTCTCACCTGGATAAACGGGATAACCTGCCTCTCGAAGTCGTTCACGATACGAATGGACTTCAGAACCAACCGTTAAATACATGGTTGCCATATCAATGATATCACTTACAAGCGGGCTACAAGGATCCAATGGAATCGAAGGATCATTATCTACACGTTTCAGATATGTAATCAGAGTAGAAAGTTCGTAATCGACCAGCGTCATGATTGCTTTATCTTTTATGGGCCTTATTATTTTAAACCCACATTGCTGCATGGTCCATATCAGGTGAAGTAAAAGGCTCTACGGAGGGGGGTCCCTTTACAGGGACAGTCATGACTTTACCCATCCAACCAGACTCTTCACAAATGCGGTAATGAACATGCGGCTCAAGTAATCCATGAAAGGGGACTTTATACGGCTGAGGTGTTCGTATGCGCAGTGTGGCTTGACCATGTGCATCCGATACGACTACGCCGGTATTTTCATAATTCAAATACGCATTCTTCCATGAAGGTATCTCTTTCAAGTGGTCATTGGCTGGCTCCGATGCCCAATACAATACAGTGCGTCCTGGAGGAACTTGGACAGTAATGGACTGGTTTGCATTTACTGGCTCTCTTGGAGAAAGTGCAGCACATGGAATATGTGTCGGACCTAGGAAGGGCAAATAGGTATCTCGATCAAACATGATCCATAAGGCAGATAGACCAATCAACGTATAAGGTATCACTGCCCATGATCCGAATAGGAGATCAAAGAAACATTTATCAAAAAGTGCGATACCCAGCGAATGGATTCCACCCACAATAAGAAAGATCATTGCCAAATAAAATACGAACGTTTTTGTATATCTAGATGTCCATCCCCTCTTTTCAAAATAGTCCATGAGTGTAATCTCTATTTTATATCACAGATTCCTATTAAATTTATAGGAATGAATTAGAAACAGAATATGACATCTTTATCCCATCTTACACAAAATGTAGATTTCAGATGGGAATGTCCCTTTACAAAAACGGGAAAACGTTCTGCTCATTCCACTTGTGCAAAAGCATTTGCACAGGAAATGGACTTTCAGTTAATTGAAACATCCGATGATGGCAATTGTTTTTTTTATACCCTATCTAAATTTGGAAAACGTGCAAATTACGCACCACTGTTATTGGATCAAAACGAACATCGGAATGCAAGATTGCTTCGGGAGCAATTGGTGGATCATATCGAACAGAATATTGAAAAATACATCCCATTTTTATTGAATAATGATAACAATCTCTCTCCTGAGAATCAGATTACCGAATTACGTGAGAATGGCGCATGGGCTTCTTCCGCTGGCGATTTGGTCCCATTTGCCGGTGCAAATGCATTTGGAATCCATATTAATTTATACAACATTTTGGTTCTAGATAGTCGTGACGAGATTCAACTCAATCCGATACGATCCGAGAAAGACACCTCTGTATTTGTTTCCATTATGCGAGTAAGAGAGGGACATTTTCAACTATTATGGCCACGATCGGGTCAAATCCAATCAAATAGATCAAATGTATCTACTCAGGCGTCTGTCTCTGTTCAACATCATCCAAAAGAGAATATACCCGATGCCTTACATGCTGCACATCTAGCCGTTCAAGCCGCACAGATTGCAGTGGATGCGGCGAAAAAGAATACAGGTAGAAATCATTCATTGATATCGAATGAAAGAAAATTGAATCAGATGATAAAAAATCTGAACCAATTATCTGTATCGTCAGCCCCTCGTCGTTCAACTCGCTCAAAATCTGTTAAACCGTCTGTCTATTCCGCTCCGTCAAAAACAAAGCGATCTACACGATCCACCGTTAAAAAGAATAATCAATCTCTGTCTTCATCCATCGGAATTAGGAATAATCACAAGAATAATAATAATAATAATAATAATAACAATCTCAGAAGAGCCCTTGAAGAGTCCATGCGTTATCCATAATTTTATAAATACATACCAAAAGGTGGTGCATCCGATTCACCCTTCTTCTTAAGAAACATTTTAACATGCTCTTTTTTTACAATAAATGGAAGAGAAAAGTCAGGAATGTGAAAGGGAAGATCGGGTGAATTATACATTCGGAGCATATTAATCTTCTGGGCAATTTGATCAATACATCGTTTCAATTCACGAACACCCTTTTCCTCGCTTGCATACTCTTGAATGATCATTGTTAAAATCTCTTTCGAGATTCCAACCTTATCCATAAGATTTACTTCACGTAATGTTTCAGGGACAAGATATTGTTCTGCGATGACCGTTTTCTGTTTTAAATCATACCCCTTCAGATCAATCACAATCATACGATCCAGCAAGACACGATCAATCTTTTGGATATCGTTCGCGCTAAAGACAAACATCACCTTACTCAAATCAATGGGAATGCCTGCGAGATATTTATCTTCAAACTCACTGTTTTGAACAGGATCCGTTAGATGAATTAAGAGATTCATAATTTCTTCACCCTTCGCCGTTTGTGAAATTTTATCCACTTCATCAAACATCAATACCGTGCTCATGGATTTAGATGCAACAAGTGAATTCACGATCTTTCCACAATGAGATGATTCATAAACAAGTTGATGACCTGTATAGGTGCTTGCATCTGAATCGCCTCCAAGTGAAATAAACTGAAATGGCCACCCAAGTGCCTTGGCAATACCATTTTTAATAATCGTTGTTTTACCAATGCCAGGAGGGCCTACAAGGAGAAGCGAGAGACCCTTTCCTTGCGGATTGGCAATCTTTGTGCTAATAAACTGCATGATTTGCAGTTTAGGATCCTCTTGACCATAGGTGGCATCATCCAGACACTTTCTTGCGGATTTCATGAACTCACCGCAAGGACCAGGTCCTTCTTCCAAGCGAACAGGGAGTTCTTTATAAATGCCAAATGGAACACTAATCACTTTATCCAACCAAGTTCGTTGTTTATAGTATTCATTTGTTGAAGTATCCATATTTTGAAGGGCATGGTATTTGGAAAGAATCATGGCTTTGATTTCAGGAGAAACATTCAAACCTACAATTTTCAACATAAGTGGAATCCCAGAATCAGACAGTTGGGGGCGATTCTCTAGAGCCGTTACCAATTGTTTCTGCTTTTCATCCGTCAATTGTTTGAATTGACAAATCTGTGAATCAATTGGATTCTCTTCATTGGGATCGGTAAGAAGTTTCACAAATTTTTGAACAATCTCGGGCTCCTTTTTAAGTTTATATTTTTCGGGAGCATTCATTCCACCATTCATTAATGTAAATAATAATTTACCAATCCCCCCTACTTTTTGTGTTTTTACCATGTCAGATGATCCACTATTGTCTTCTTCCTCTTCTTCCTCTTCTTCCTCCTCGTCTTCGTCTTCCTCCTCGTCTTCGTCCTCTTCTTCGTCTTCCTCCTCGTCTTCGTCCTCTTCTTCGTCTTCCTCCTCGTCTTCGTCTTCCTCCTCGTCTTCGTCTTCTTCCTCGTCTTCTTCCTCGTCTTCTTCCTCCTCGTCTTCTTCCTCCTCGTCTTCTTCCTCGTCTTCTTCCTCGTCTTCTTCCTCCTCGTCTTCCTCTTCATAATCACTATCCTCTTCATCATCAGTATCATACAAGTTCATCGCATTATCGTCCTCAGAATCACTTTCAATAATAATAGGCTTCTTTGTAGATGATTTATGAGAAGGAGTAGGTTGAATTTGCTTCACTTTTGGATAATGGATAGTATTTTTCTTACTCGTGGAAGAAACAGAGGAGAGATACCTCTTCTCCTTCTTCTCTTGGCGTTTATCCACTTTGTATAGTTTTTTGAGTTGCTGTCTTGCAACGATAGCGGCTTGTCGAACGGGGCGTCTTGGTTGAAGATACATATAGGATGGATATGCGGGATAGGATGGGTAAGCAGGAAGATAAGACGCCATATAATATGGGGTTTCCTCTTCTTCCGAGCCATAATCAATCAGATCGCGCAAATTGCCCTTGCTATCTACACTGCTATCGCTATCTGAGTCATTATCTCTTCCACCTCTACGAATACGACGGCGCCGATGCTTTGAGGTTTGATGATCTGCCTTCGGCATTCTATTTAATAGTGTGATTTTAGTCATATTTTAAATCCAAAATGGTCTTAATATGAAGATGGTAAATAATCTTTATATTAGGATCGAATAGGATTCAAATAAATGAATTTGCCATAAATTGGTCATGCCTTTTACTTTTTACGTGTCAGCCTTTTCATTTTCTTAATAGAAGACTTTAGAGACGCGCTCTTCTTCTTTGCAGATTTTATCACATTTTTGAAAAAAAGAGTGGTTTTCTTTTTTGCTGTTTTCGCCTTTCGAGAGAGCGATCGATAGAGAGTTTGTAATCGTAGTGCCATCTATCTAGTAGATATAATTAATATTTCTGAATACCATCATGAATATCCATAAAGGTAAAGCGAGCCTTGTTGCTAATGCCAACTGCATCTGCAGAACGAATAGTAAGAGGTTGAATGCGAACGGCTACATTATCTTTTAAGGTGGTTCGGATCAGCGAGACTTTAGCAGAATTATCATCCTCTTCTTGCTTCTCATCGGATTCATATTTCATCATTTCAGATTGAATCGCTTTCATAATACGCATCAAACAATCCGCATACTCTTCGACCAACTTTACAGAGTTGGAATTACATTGGTTCAACTCGATTTGTTCTACGATTTTCAGAATGGTTAATACAAAGATATCCGTATCGATTACATTATGCTTAATCAGTTCCGCCAAGAATTGTGAATATCCTCTGCGGTATTTCTTTTCCACATTTCGTTGACAGAATTCTTGATGATTTTTGTCAGGTTCATCCGATACTTCAATAAAGATATTCATATAGTGAGAATACAGACCCGCCATTTCCTGTAGCAAGACCGGATACTGTGCACTCAATTCGCTCAATAGTTTTGCATAAAGCGGGCAGAAGATCTCTTCACTCGCGGCTTTTTCAAACAATAGTTTCATGAAGCATGTAATCATCTCATTTTGACCACTATCAATGATTTGTGTAATGAACTCTTTGATCTCTTCATAATTCGAAGCACTGAACTTATTCAATTTACCCAATAGAATTGTATTAAGAATTGTATCTTCTACTTTATCGGTTACCCGCTTAAACTTGCTAACATATTTTTGAGGTGCAGAACGAAACTCGACAGAAGAAGGCGAGGGCTCGAAAGAGGACGGAGTGCGACGACCACGGGCGGGTCGAACAACTTCAAAGCCTTGTTCCACTTCGGAGGTAGATAACACAGGAGATGCGCCAGAAGTGGAAATAGAAGTGGAAGCATACGTTAAAGGGATTGCAGCAGGAGGATCACGGGGTGTATAGTTTGATTTATTATTTCTCTGGTGAAAAGGGTTTGAAGATCGTTGATAAGAGGATGATGAACTGAAGGAAGATCGTGAGGATGAAGATCCCGAAGCACTGGATGATCCTGCTGAAGTAGAGGGTCGAGAAGAACCATGAT